CCCCCTGCCCACTTATGTACTCCAAGTACTCCAAGACCTAGGCATCAAGGGTGATAAGATCACTGGCATGGTTGATGTAGTCAAAGGCATCGCCTCTGGGCAGATAAGCTCTGGGGTAGGTGTGGAGAGTCTCCAAATGATGGCACAGGCACTTATTAGACTAAGAGCTAGGGCCTCCGAGCAAGTACACGCTAGAGTAGGTAGGAAGCTAATGTCTAGGATATTCCAATTCTACTCGCCTGAGCGTATTATGCCTATGCTAGACGCACAAGCTAATAAGTCAGCGGACGGACAGGTGGAGATTAGCTCCGAGTTGCTAAAGGAAATAGGCAACAGGAAGAAGGGAGCATGGAAAGACGTTAGCTTCAAGATAGAACCTGGCTCCTCACTAGGACTTGCTAAGACTCAGCGTAGGATAGAATCTATGCAGCTCAGAAAGATGGAAGTCATAGATGATGAAGCGCTGCTGGAGGATTTAGAGTACCCACACAGGACAGAGGTGCTGAAGCGAACAAAAATGAAAAAGCAAGATCCCGACGATATGGAAGTCAACCCTATGATGGGAGACAAGAAATCCCAATTCCCTCATCAGCCAGGAGCTAGTCCTGCGGGGAGAACATGATGACAGGATCTCTATTAGTCAAACCACTAAAGGCTGGGTGGGTAGAGATAGGTTCTCCGCTTATGAATAGCTCTAAAGAGTTATCATTCAAGGAGAAGAGGCAGGTTTATTCAGCAGTGTTGAGGCTAGAAAACCTCATCCTCGCTAATCCTAAGCTAAAGGGCTGGGTAACGTGGACTAAGCTAGAGAACAAGCACATTATGAGACTGCTACACAGAGTAGGTGCCCTGCCTTATGGTATGACTAATAAGAGAATGTACTTTCTTAAATCTTTAAAGGAGACAAACGAATGTGCGGACCAGGTGGAGATGGAGGAGACGGCGGCGCAACAATAGGTGCTGACTTTGGCGTTGTGGATGGTCAATTCAGTGGAGCCTCCACAGGCGGGACAGGAACTAGCATAGGTGGTGCACCTAGTGGAAGTACTGGAGGAATCCCAGGTGGTCCAACTGGCCCTTTTGCTGGCCCAGGTAGCGTCGCAGGGAATGTTAGCACCTCTACACCTTCAACAGTGGATAGTGCGTCTGAGACAGTACAACAACTAGCAGCTATAGCCTTTCCTATGCCTATGGGTATTTTGTATGGTGGCTCTAAAGGACTAGAAGCTCTAGGTGCTCAGCCCACGCCTGCCACTCCAGTAGGAGACCAAGCAGGAGGACCAGGTGCCACCACAGTAGGAGGTCGTCGTATAGTACGCCAACCTACTCAAGTAGTAGAGACCCTGCCTGAGGTGGAGGAAGAGCTCGACCTAGGCGAGGACGTAGATGAGTTAGCGGAGTTAGATGAACTAAATAGAATAAAACGCCTAATCGGTGCGGAGCAGGCAACCAAGCGTTATGAGTGGGAGCAAGGCAGATTAGGAGAGCTAGGTTTGAGGGACTCTGTAGTACTCGATCCTGCCGAGCGATTTATGGAGAAGCGTTCTAGTCTAGAGCGCAAATATGGCCTACCACCCTTCTACGGTGCAGCCAAATAAAGAGTACTAACCAGTTCATTTTATGAACCGTTAAGTACTCTATAGAGGAGAACAGAAATGCCAAATGGTGATTTGGAAGGACAGTACGACTCACTAAGCCAACTGGGTGCTAGGGAGTTGCCTGAGGGTGCCGATGAAGGTATGCAGGTCCCTCCTGAGGTGGGTGCAGTACAGCAAGGTTTAGGTGGTCCAGGAATAGACACACCACAAGAACAACAAGCAGTCCAGTTGATTATGCAAGGTGGTATGGCCTTTAGGAAAGCGGCGGAGATAGACCCTTCAGTTAGGGCAATTATCGACCCCCTGCTCCAGAAGGCTTTCCTGGATGTAACGAAACACTATGGACTAGAAGAAGAAGGCAAGGTGGCAATGAAACAAGCACAGCTCCAGTCTGGTCGTGCCAAGGCGAGTAGGCTGTCTGCAAGGCCACCGAGTTTTTAATCAATGACCTTTAATTAACGGAGGTCCCGAGATTCCACATGGTGGAACAACGAAGGAGAGAACTATGGCAGACAAGGACAAAAACGATAACCAAAATGTGAAATTCACAGACATAGACCCTGAAACCCTGCCCGACGAGGTGAAGCCGATCTACAAAAGTATGTTGGCTGACTACACTCGTAAGACCCAAACTCTCGCAGAGGAAAAGAAGACCTTTGCTGAGAGGGAGGACAAGTGGAAAGAGGAGCTAAAAGCTGCTGGAGCGATGGAACAAGAACTCAAGCAGTGGCGCGACTGGTACAACGGGTTGGGTGATAGTGATGACACTAATGATGATCCTTTACAGGACTTATTCTCAGTGAGTAGTGACGATAAGGGTGGTGATGACAGGGGAGGCAAAGACACCCCTGATGCTGGGGATGACAAGGGTGCTCCCCTAGATCAGCGCTACTTAGCAGCAATGACGGCACTACAAGACAGGATAAAGCAACTAGAGGGTCAGATAGCAGGGGTCGCAGATGGTGTGAACAAATCACGCAAACAGACGGATCGTATGTTTGTCTACCAGGATCAACTGGTTGGTTTGCAGGCCAAATACGGCACTGAGATAGACAAGAAGGCAATCCTAGACCACGCACTCAAGGAAGGATATACTGATCTTGAGAAAGCCTATAGGGACCTTCATCAAGAAGACCTAATTCAGGCCGAGGTTGATCGCAGGGTGGCTGAGGAGGCTAAGAAACTACGGGCAGGTGCCGCAGTGCAAGGTGGCAAGCAAGTGGTTGTAAAAACTCGCACAGATCGCCCTAAGACGTATGAAGAGGCAACGGAAGCGGCCCTCAGGGACATAGGTGGGGCCGTTTAAGACTACTTAAACTAACTAACTGAGGAGAACTGGAATGGCTTTGACATATGACGAGATAGACGCACACGTCCGTGACAAATATATTCCGGTCGATTAAGGGCCGCGTGGAAGGTAGTGAATATGAACGAAACAGAAATAGCATATTTAGCTGGACTCTTTGACGGAGAGGGAACTATTAGAATCACACAGAGCTACATCCCCAGGCTAAGACGTAAGCACGTTACGATGGGGATAAAGGTAGGCATGCAGAGTAAAGAGTGTGTAGACCGATTTGCCAAGCTCTGTGGTGTGAAGGCAAAGCGTCATGGCGATGTCTTCGAAGTTGGCATTTGGCAGTCGAAAGCTGCTTTAGTGTTGCAGCAATTATTACCTTACTTGAGTGCCAAGAAACAACGGGCTGAATTTGCTATATGGTTTTATGATGTCTGCTTCGGTCACAGACCTAGAGGTGCAGTTAAACTTACTCCATATGAACTACGGTTGCGTGAGTTAGGTGCACAAATTATGGGTCTGTTAAATCGACGGGAGTCGATGACCTTTCATGGAAAATCGGGTGAATTCGGTGAACGACTAAGTCCACTTGTAGGAGAGTTCTTGGATATGTTAACACCGAGCGAAGCCTCAGAGGGCATAGGTTCTGAGGAACGTGTAACGACTACGCAGACGAGTCCCAACAGTAATTCTGCGCAAGAGCGCCCGGACCTACTTCACTAGGTATGATATAGTCTGAACTTGCGTGAAAGCGTAAGAAGGCAGGATAAAAAGCCTGTCGATAACATATTGCCTACAGGAATGAGCAAATCGAAGGTAGTGTACGATTCAGGCGACAAGGTAGCACAGCCTGTCCTGTATGGAGAACTCCCTCACGGTTGGTATAGTGGGCTCGACACGTTTGATGTAAGTCAGATAGAGACCACCACGCTGGCCAAGTGGGACTGGAAACTGTTGTCAAATTACGAGGCAACCTCATGGCTAGTGAACTTGAATTAGCGTACATCGGAGGCTTATTCGACGGTGAGGGGACTCTTACTATAGGTAAGTTGAAACCCAAACCTCATGTTTATGGTGGTTTAAAGAACCCTTCATACATGCTGAGATTCCAGATAGTGCAGCAGGATCGTTGGATCTTGGATTGGTGTCAGTCTGTGGTAGGCTTAGGTCATGTGACTGGGTCCAATGTAGTGAATAAGATCAACGATACTTTATACTGTGGCAAAATGGGGTATTGGCAAGCTGGAGGTAAGACTGCCTATGCTATCATTAGTGTGTTAAGACCTTGGGTACGTGTAAAGAAAGCACAAGTGGAACTAGGTATCATGTTTTATGAGACTTCTGGGTGGCGAAGGTGGAGAGAGACTCCGCACGGTGAGACACTCAAGAGAGCAGCATTTTACCATGTAATACGTGCTTTGAATAAGGGAGCTGGTCATGTAGACAAAGCGGGTGAACTGCTGGGATATCCTAACAGTGTGGCTGAGGACAATCAGCAGCCAAGCCACTCGAATATAGCTAACATAGTAGAGTGGAAGGTTCAGAGACTAATGGACGAGGATGCTATAACCAATAAGTCCAACACGAGTGCCCGCCCCGAAAGGGAAGATATAGTCCGAGCTTGCGAGAAATCGTAAGAAGTAGTGTTTAAATGACTCTACGATAACATAACTGACGTGAACGTGACCTTGGATGGTGAGACAACCTTAAAGGTAGAAGGTGATGAGAAAGTGCTGAGTATTGTCCAGACCAAGATGGAGAATGCACAGAAGACCCTGACTAGGGAGTTTTCTCAGACCATCTTCTCCACAGCCCAAATCAATAAGGCCCTTGTTCCGCTGGTCTTGGCTATTGCCACAAGCGGGACCTATGGAGAGATTGCCAAGGCTACCTATAGTTGGTGGCAGGGCAACGTGAACTCCACTGGTGGCGCCTTTAGTATGGATATGTTCCAAGGAATGTATGGTGATTGTTCAGACGGCAGTATTCACCCTGACCTCATCATCACAACGCAGGACGTATTCGATAAACTCTGGCTTAGAGTCCAGCCGCAACAGCGCAATAATATGACCGCTACTCCTGGTCTGGCTGCTGCGGGTTTCACTGGGATTAACTTCAACCAGGCCACAGTCGTGGTCGACGCCCATTGTCCTTCAGGATATGCTTTCTTCCTGAATACGGATTATTGGAAAATGGTCGTGCATTCTAAGCGCAATATGGTGTGGACCGACAAGAAGGTGCCCCTTAATCAAGATGCTGTCGTGAGACAACTCCTTTTTGCGGGTGCTTTGTGTTGCGTTGCGCCTAGGTGGCAAGGATACATTAAATCAATTAGCTAGTGGAGCTCCTGCCCCCAAGCCAATGGGGGCTAGAGTCTGCCCATAGACGAAGGAGATAAATTATGCCTTTAGGTTTTCATAACACCCCTGGAATCAATATCATAAAGCAGGGGATTTACGAGGAGTCCTCAACTCCGAAGTATAGACTTGGGGACGTTTTGAGGCTCAGTGACGGACGTGCCTTCCGGTATGCACGGAATGGTGCTGTTGCATTGGCCATTGGCAAGTACGTAACTGCTGTTGGTGCAGTAGAGACCAATAAGCAAGTGTATGCTGCTGCTATCGGGGCCACGAGTGTTGGACTCAAGACCTCTAGTGCTCAAACCACCAGCACCCAGGAAGGTTACTTCTATGTGAATGACGGGACAGGACAGGGTCAGTACTACAAGGTACGTTATACGGAGGCTCATCCCTCTAGTGCATCTCATACCTTAGTACACCTCTATGACCCATTGGTAACCGCTGTAGTGGCGAGTGGAACGTCAGAAGCCTCTCTTGCCTACAATCCGTGGACTAAGGTTGTAGTGCAGGCTGCACAGACGAAGTTCGTGGTCGGCGTGCCTTTGATCGCAGTAACGGCGGATTACTATTTCTGGTGTCAAACGTGGGGTATATGCTGTACGTTGAGCGGAGGTTCAGACGCGGTTGGGTCAATCCTCAGCACAAATGGGACCAACTTTGGTGAGAATTTGGCCGTAACAGCTTCGTCCATTATCCAGACCTATGGTCTTGTCGTGGACGCTACGAACGTAGACACTGAGTACAACTTAAACTATCTAACCATAGCCCCATAGGAAGGAGGTGCACAAATGGCAGCTCTACCTACTGGAACTAAACTTTTTCATACCGTAATGGGTAATATGCAGGTCGGTGCTTACACTTTCACAGGTAATGGCTCCGGTACTACCTTTAGTGCCCCAGTCGACACTGTGCATGTGGCGTGGATCAATCCGAGGGCGGACCAGGCAGGCACGACGAACCTTTGTACATACAGTGGAAACACCATCACTGTAAAGGAGGGGGCGTCCGAGTCTGCAATGGCTGCAAGTTCGACTTTTGATATTATCTATATCGGACAATAATCAACCTTTGAATGTCTAGTGGCACCCCTCTCATGGGGGTGCCTCACACGGAGGAGACAATGAGTAGTGTAGACGAGATAAGTACTAGCTTAAAATACAGGCACGTGGAGCCAGGCAGTTATTACGATAGCCTGGTGAGGAACGACATCATAGGGAAGTTGCTCCCGTTATTCGAGAACGGAACCCTGTCCATCACGGTAGATGGACGGATCATTCAGAGTGGTATGGCTAAAAGTGGGAGCTTCTTGGCGTGGAACACTCCTTGGATTCACAGAAATATAGATGGGTGGAGACACTGTGACTACTGGCATCTTATGTTCGGAGTACTTAACTTCGTGCCTCAGCAATGTAGAGATTGCTGGAAGGTAGTCATCACTCCACTCACGCTGAAGCAACTCTTCATTATGGAAGCCTTTCAAGCAACCCTAGGGGTGAGTTGCAAGTGTGGAATAGAAGTTAGGTCTTATACGAGGAAGTTCTACGGCGCATATTGGTACAATCAGACTAAGAAGGCAGGAGAGGAGTGCTACGCTCAACTGAAGGCTAAAATGCAGCAGATAGGACTTGGAGATTGTCCTATTATTCTGAAGCGCTACTGTACTGAGATGGAAAGGGCACTCGGCCCCACTAAGCAGTATAAGAAGCCTCCTGACCAAGACCACTGGGAGAAAATGATAGAATCACATGTCGTAATGACTTGTAGCCCCACTGTAGGACAGCCTGAGTTTCTAAAACGTCACCTCAGACGTAGGTGGATTGAATTTGCATGGAGGAATGGTGATCCTACTGTTTATGAGTACACAGGGGGAAAGGATGTTTTTGCTCCCCTGGACACTTATCATGACGAGATAGATGCTAAGATGGGTGATATAGAGGCCCAGGTGAAGAATGTGAAGGCAGGACATCAACCTAACGGAGAGGTTACTAGTCCTAAGAAACCTAAGAAAGCTAAGAAGAGGACGGTGAAGAAAAGTGCTAAGTGAACTGGCACCCTATATAATCATAGGAATCTACAACGTGCTTATGCTAGGACCATTATGTGTGAGTACGTACACGACTCCTCGTGATTTGTTCATCGGGCTGTCCTCCGTCGGCCTGCTTTTTAGCGATGCACTGTGGGGTGCCAGTTTTAGTTTGAGTGGCGAGGTAGTTGGACTACTAGGAGCAATTATGGTGTGGTGGCTTTTGTGCGCTGTGAACTCCCCTCGTCCCAAGCAGGCCCTCACAAATACTATTCCACTCATAGCTACGCTCATAGTCTGTATGCACCTCAAGTACAGCTTATATGGGCTGATGATTCTAGTATCGAGTGGATTGCTTAGTGCGGTATTTGGTATTCTTCAGACTAGAAAACTCGACCCATTCGGAGAGCCTAGTCTTCCTACACAGTGCATAGGATCTCATGGTAATACGCTTCAACATGGTGGATTTTTGTTGATTTGTTTTTTCCTCTCCTTGCTTTTAGTTAGCTACCATAGTCCTTGGTGGTTTGTTAGTTCCCTTGTGTTACTGGTAACGATATGGCTGACTAAGGCAAGGGGAGTCTTCCTAGGCACCTTGGTTGGGGGAGTTGTCCTAGCTATAGGTTTAGGAAGTACTTTGTTGTGGGGGCTTATAGCTCTCGGGTTGGTGGTGGGTTCAATAGCTATTAGGGCTTATAGACCAGAGTTATTCAAGGTAAATACTGCTAAGGAGCGTAGGAACTACTGGAAGGTAGCTATGAGACAAGCCTTGAAGAAACCAATCTTCGGCCTAGGTGCGGACATGTTCGGGGTTGCAGTTCCCTTCGTGCAGCGTCAGTTAAATGAGGAGTCCAATGGTAGGTTCTTGATGTCTCACAACTACGAGGCTCCGTGGCCTACTAGAGCACACAGTGATATGTTGCAATGGATAGTTGATTGGGGGTTTGTTGGACTAATTCTGATGTTAGCTCCCATTATCGGTGCCATTGTGCTCGCTCCTAATATGTACGTGACTGCTGCTATAGTGGGGTTTATAGTGGCTGGTGGAACTATGCACTTCCACACTCTGAGATCAACTAATGGTATGTACTGGGGGCTTATCGTGCTTAGCATGGGCAGCGTGATGGGTTCTTCATTCAGCGTGCCTGGTGGGACACTGTGGGTGGGTATTGTGATGCTCCTCTTAGTGCTTCAGTATTCTTTGAGTGAGTTCTGTTTTGATATAGCCTACCATAGCTATCTGAAGCACCTAAGGATGAAGGCTCCGCCAGGACAACCGCTCAGTTTCAAGTCAAGCTCTTGCTCTGCCCGAATGCAGGCTTGCTTGTTCTGGGCAAGACAGGGACGATCCTGGGAAGTACTCAAACATGCCTCCTACATACTCCACAACTTCGACGGTACTCAGCGTATATGGGAGGTGTGGAACATACTTGGAGTAGCTTTTATGATGTCCAAACACTTAAACCATGCAGAGGCGTGTTTTAAGGAGGCTTTGACCTTCCTGCCCTCATACACGCCATGTAGACAGAACTTAGAAAACCTCAGCCATATTAAAGACGGTTATTTACACACCGTGCAACATCGAGATTAGGAGTTTTGAAATGACTATCAGAGACACCTATGTAACGAAAATCTTCGCCTCATCTATAGCTGCTGCGGGTACAGCGTACTCTAACCCCATAGACCTAGGTGCGAGGGCCATTGGTGGAAACTTCGCTATGCAAATCTACGTCACTGGGGCGGGTGCTAGTGTCACAGCTAAATACCAGCTAAGGAACGATGCTGCTGCCAGTTGGGTGACTCCTGCGGGGGCAGCGGATATTTGCACTAATTATCCTGGTGCTAGTGGGCAGAGCTATGAAATCTTCACTTTTAGTCCTGAGGCTGCTAGGTTCATGCGGATACAGATGACTGAGACACAGAGTGCTTCTGTCGCTGTAACAGCATGGCTAGCGATGAATTAAGGAGGGAGTCGAGATGTGGAATAGAATTACACAACTAATGGTTTGCTTTACTTTCCTGATCGCTGTAGGGTTGGTGGTAATGGCTCCATACACAGGGCCTAGTCAACCTACCTCAATGGTGACTAGCTTCACAGCAGACGGTTCAGTTTCGGATGGTTCTTGTGCGATCACAGCGATAAACATAATGACAGACGGAGCAAACAACTGTACAGTAGAGCTTGAGAACGGTAATGGTGGAACGGATCAGTATAAGATAACCGTCCTGGCTGCTGACTACTATGGTGGCCGGAACTGGACCTATCCACTCTACTTTGACAGCGATGGTTGCTATATGAACCTGACGACTGGTGGTACGGCGACGGTGTGGGTAGAGTACCTTAAACAGTAGGTGACATTATGAGGAGAGAAGTTGAGGAGTTTTATGCTTCTCAGAGTAAGCATATTGGGAAGGTGGTCGACGAGGGGCTTCGCATCTATAAGAAGCGTGGCATAACTGAAGTTGCCATAAAAGCTGCTGCTGATAGGATTTATGAGGAGAGAGAAGAGAAGCCCATCAAGCCTAGTCGGTTGGCGTGGAGAACTTGGCAACTTGCCTTGGAGATCCTCGCCGACAAGAATAAAGAGGACCACATAAAAGCCTATGAAGAAGAGCGTAATATAACACGTCCTGAGGTGATTCAGCAGCTCTATGACCTGCGTGCTTATAAGGAGCATAGTGAGAGGACAAGGGTTAGGTGGCACCTATTCTATTGGGCTCTTATGTTTCTCCTCTTAATGTTGTACTTTTCACCCTATTGGGAGGGAATAAAATGGTCTTTCTGAATCCCTCAATGAGAGAGTTAGACTACAGCATAAAGACAGCGGATGGGATAGTGTGTAGTGGACCGTGCTTATTTGGTGGTTTTATGCTTGGTGATATGGATGGTGTAAATGATCCTAGTGTGGCTATTTATGATGGGTTAGACAATAGTGGCAGTGAGGTCATTTCGACTAATTCGCTAGATGCGTCTGCACTAGGTCTGAATGGTGCTTTATTAGGGTTTGTAGTTAGATTCGGGACTGGGTGCTTTGTGGAGATTGTGGCTGGGGGTGGGACGTTGAAAGTCACTGTATTTTATAAGGCTTTAGGATAGGAGCAAACAAATGAAAAGATTTTTGGCAGTATTAGCGATTGTATTGATGTTAGGCGGTGTTGCGTATGCTCAAGACGCAGCGACAGAGTACGGGGCGCTATTTGAGCAGACTCAGCAAAATCAGGACATCATTGAGGCAAGGGCAGTGCTTGAGGACGCAACGAATGTTTGCAACGAGACACTAGCTAGAATGCAAGAAATCAAGACAAGCGGGTCATTTGCGCTTGTGCCTGACAATCTTAAAAACGCTATACTTCGGTGGGAAGATATGTTTGAAGACCTTAAGGCTGCTTTTTTGGCGGATTCTGAGGTGGTTGATTTATGGCAGTGGAGACCCTAGTTTTTCCATCGTACTCGCTGATAAATAAGCACAATTAAAACGACAGCTAAGGCCCATAATATGAGGATTTTGAGTAGCATGAAAATCAAATTAGCACTTCTGACAATTTTTGTCACGCTTTTTTTTGCGGTGCCTGTTTTCGCTACCGGAACGTGGACGTATACGGAAAGTACTAATACGGTACAGGTTACGGGTGGAACTTCTGGAACACCAGCGGAATTTGACGATTTTGTCCATGCTGATAGGACCGCAGCAACTACTGCCTGTACGATTGCGTCTGGTGCGGAACTCAAGGCAGCGACAGCAATAGCGGCTGACACCGATTTAACCCTTACCTATCCTGTCCGGCCTGTAGAGTTTAAGGCTTTACGCCTTGCCATAACCACGGATGCCAATGGGGGAGCCGCAGCAAGCGGGGATGAGGCAATTGATATCTTTGGAACTACGGCTGTCTGGTGTCCAATGACGGGGGCAAGCGCCTCTGGTCAAAAAGTTGTACCTGTGGCTGACCTTACGCATCTCTATCAGGTAGGTGACACGGTTATCCTCATTGATATTTCTGCTCCCTCGACCTATGAGACCGACACAATAGCCTCAATTTCTGAGGGTGTCAGCATTACGATGACCAACAATAACACTAATTCGTATGCAACAGGGGATATTGTTGGAATTTACCAGACAGAACAGATTGATAGCTCTGGGGGGCATAACACGTTTTGGACTACGTTACCCTATGGTCAAATAGCTATGCTGACCTTCACGGGTTATGACGGCACAAACACGGGAAAAGTGGACCAACCCATTTGGGGCGTAATTTGGGATTATGGTAATGGGCAATATTTATTGGATTGTAGATTTAATATCGGCGACGGTAGCACAAGCACTTATTTTGCGAGTAGCTTAGAATATGTTTCTATTGCTTCGACGGCACCTACGTTAAACTTACAGGTTACGGCAGCAGCCACCTTTAAAATGGGATTAAAGCAAGGATCGGACACATCAACTTCTGGATCTGTTCTAGCGCTTAACAATGCTGCGCCCTGGTCTGCCGTTTTAGAATTAGATGGTATTTGTCTTTTTTATGCGTCTATTATACGGAATGACAATGATGACAACGGTATTGTAAATATTGATAATGCCTCATCCGAATTTGCCGATTGTCGGTTTGAAGGCTTTAAAAAAGTAGTTACTACAACAGCATCGACTTATAAAAGAGTTCAATTTACAACTTGCACACGCACATGGGCTGTAAAAGCAGTAATCACAGCAGATGATATTTTGATAGGCGATTATTATGGATGTGCTCTTTTAATGGAATTCGCGCCTGAAAATACTGAAATATCCAATGTCACAGTGCAAGATGATCGTTCCATAGGAACAAACATCAAGACAGCGGTAACCGCTGATGTCTTTTTCACAAATCCAAACTTTACGTTTAATTTTGACATACTCACTTGGACAGCAGATATTTATGAACAATATACTTGTGATATCCATGTCTCAGATAAAGACGGAAATAACTTACAGGGGGCTTCGGTAGCCTGTGAAACTACGGGGGGGAGTGCTGCCTTTACGACTCAGAGCACGGCGGCAGATGGGACGATAAGCCAACAAAAAATTAAATACAAACGATGGTATAACAATAGTGGCTCTCCGGCTTCACAAACCTATTCTCCCCACAAATTCACAATATCCAAATCTGGCTACGAAACCCTAGTCCTTGACAACATAACGGTAGACGGTGCTATTGATTGGCACTTAGAGCTTCAACCCGCTCAAGGCGCATGGCCTTCACCTTGGAGATAATATGTCAGTTATTCAATTAGACAGCGAAAACGCAGACCGGAACCTTACTTCTCAGGTAACGGTCTTAACCGATACACCTAGTGCGACACAGAACACTCTTTGTCAAGCGTACATTAAGCTAGGTGACGGAGCCAAGGATCTTGATGGCAGTGGTGGTCAGTTTGAACTTACCATCACAATAGGGGGTCAAACAATCCAGCCGGACCCTCAAGGCGTTTGGTTTTCTACGGCGGTACGGGCAGCGGTGTTCAGCTCAGTATTCCCCGTTCCAGCTAATGAGGAGGTAGTGGTGAAACTAAAATCACCGAACGCAGCGGACACCGATGTTGACACAACTGCATATCTTTATGATCTATCATAATGGGAACGAGCCTTTTAGACAGCGAAAACGCAGACAGAGACTTGACAAGCCAGGTTGTTGTCTTGACTCACACGCCAGATGTGGGGAGTCCATGTCTGGTTCAAGGATATGTTAAACTGGGAGATGGAGTGAAGGATTTAGACGGTTCGGGTGGATTGTTTGAGTTTACAATTACGATTGGCTCTCAGACCATCCAACCTGATCCGGTGCAGATCCAGTTCTCCTCTGCGACAAGAATCATGGTCTGGACAGCACCATTGCCGGTGCCAGCGAATGAGGCAATCGTCCTAAAGGTTAAATCACCGAATGCTGCGGATAGTGACGTTGACGTTACGGCATACCTATTTGGGGCTGAACCAATATTCGCAGCGACGTTTGTTAGACGAAACCTTCTCTTAATGGGAGTTGGAATGTGAAAAAAATATTTTTGATATTCTTTGCTTTAGCTTTTGTGTTTTGCCTATGCTGGCAAATGTGGGGAGCAGGACCATATTATGTTGCCCAGACTGCTGCCGGTGATGGTTTCGGTGGTAGTTACGCTAATAGGGCATCAGTAGCTACGCATAATGGGGGGACAGGCAATTTTGCTGATTTGGCTGGCGTCACGGTTAAAGTCTGCGGAACTATTTACTCCACTATCATTCCTCCAGTCTCAGGGTCTGAGGGTAGTGTTATTACTTATAGTCCTTATGATTCTTCGACTTTGATCTCTACTACTTCTCATGGCTTCAATATATCCAATAAAGACTATATTACACTGGACAGTTTGGATTTTGATGATTGTGGAGGGTCTTGGGTTTATCTCGATAATGCCGATCATATAACTGCACAATATTGTACTCTCAAGGATTCGGACGCTTATACTGGGTTTCGAGTTCTGGGCGGCTCTGCTTATGGTCAGGTGCTATACTGCACGTTTCACCATAAACCGGAGTATTGGTCGGGTACATTCAACAATTCGACAAATCAGTGGGTGGGTGATTCTTGCAGCGGCGATGGCCAAGATAGGCCCGTCACTAATTTATGTCTGACGAGCGCGGAAAAATGGCGTATTGAAGGTAATTGGTTTCTGGATGCAGCACAGTCCCTACCTGTTATTTTAGGAGGTGGTGCAACACAGGACTATTTATTGTTCAAAGGTAATTACGTCAGAAATCGAACAGCCCACGCATTGTCATTTTTGGCAAATTTTAGTTATGTCGTTTGCGAGGGTAATTACATTTGGGACACAGATACAAATACTTCTGGCACCTGTTCTGACACTGAAAAGAGTAAGGACGGTTTTGGTCTAGCTGCTGGAGGACCGTATCAGATTTTTCGGGGAAACATTATTTGGGACGTTGCCGGATATACATACTGGCCTTATTTGTCTACAACGCAAGTTCAATATGTGCGAACGTATCATAATACTGGATATAACAGCGAAGAGGGTGGCCTTAGATACTACCGATATCAAAGTGCTGGAAACCAAACACTTATAGATAATATCTGGAAAAACAACGCTTTTGTAAATGTTCGTCAATCAGGTGATGATAGCTATACTGCTATCAGCGGTGGAGCAAATGGAGATTATAATTATATTCTATGGGCTTATGGTTGGTTCAATGGGCAATTAGGACCACCAACCAGTTTAAAAGTTATCAATAATTTATTTACGACATCAATAGAGAATTATGTCGCGCCAACCGTAGAAGAGGGTGGATATCATTATACGGTAGCATATCCAGCAATTCGTTGGGCGTGGACCACGTATGATTTGTCAGACGGTGGTTTGGCAGCGCTGGAGGCAGCAGTGCCATCTTATGTATCTGGTAATATTGCAACATCTCAAACAGCTAGTACTCTATTCGAGTCTACCGATGATGCCAATCGTGATACAACCTTTTTGCGCCCTGGAAGCTCCTCGGATTTAATCAATAATGCTACCTATTTGACATTGACTAATGACCCTGGAGGCGGGTCAGGGACTACAATGCCAGTAGAGGATGCAAAGTATTTCTTTCCTGGTTGGTCGATCCCTGGCGCGACCGCCGATACGATTTATGTTAATAATCCAGGGGCGACCGCTGATTTTTCTGTGACTATAACCGACCGTGATGTTACCTCGACGCCTAATACCTTGACTCTCTCAGAGTCTAAGACATGGGAGGATGACGCTGAAGTTTATTGGTGTCCTGATGGTGAGTGTCCAGCGGATAAGATTTGGGATATCGGCGCATTTCAATATGGAGAGTTTCCGCATAATCCCAGGCCAGTAATCAGCGATGTCAGCCCTGGGAGTACCACGCTTTATGCTGATGGTGGGGCAGGGTGGAACGAAACCTCATGGTCGGCAACTATTAGCGATGACGGATCGGTAGCCTCTCAACTGTGGGATTTTGGGATCGAATATCTGACAGACGGTACGATGGAAACCAACCCCACAGTAAATTGGACGGCAAATAATAGCACCCTAACCAAATACAATACGGACGCTGATTATGTCCACGGTGACACATACTCATTGCAGATTACCGATGAGGGAGCTACGGCGGGGGCATATCAGGCGATTACTACCGAGATCGGAGCTAAATACCGCGTTTCAGGTTATGTAAAAACCGCAAATATAGATGGTGGTATGATTATCTGTGCGGGAAATGCCACTGGCGGCTACGAACTGGGATATGATCGTGACATTATCGTCACACAGGGAGAGTGGGTGCACCTGAGTTTCGACTTCACCGCAACTGCAACAACAACTTACATTTTCTTAGGGGCGTGGGACACGGTCGAGGATGGCAGTCAGTACGCATTCTTTGATGATGTTACCATGCGTATGATTTCAACTGACGAAGACCCTGGTACGATGACATATCCCGATCCTGGTAGCTATCCTACAGTCTATACCGTGACATTGGATGCCGTAGACAACGAAGGCGAAGACGCAATACAGTTTACATGCACAGTCACGATAGAGGAAACTACACCGTCCGAAGAAGCCAGTGATATTGAGCTTTGGATCAATTTTGATGATGGAAGTCTTGAGGGCTCGACCTATACTCTCCACGCAACGTATGAAAAAAATGATGATGACTCAACGGGCACTATTGATAGTGGAGCAACGATAAATTCGGATGCAGGGCTAGAGGGCACCAACGGTTTAGACTGTCCAACGGCAGGTGATGATTTTACAATTGATGTGCCTTCAGCTATTACCAGCTCGTCAGAGGGACGTATATTAATAGGATTTAGATGGACTACGTTTCACGCCGCCTGCGGCATAATGCGTTTATATGAGGACGCTAGTAATTATTTGGTACTGCATATGTCGGACACGGAAACCTTAACGCTACGTTGGGTTGATGACGACAGCGGGGGCCATAATGTTGTTGTCGAAGCTGCAAATAATACACTGGACACTCAGGGAACAACGTATTGGATCGAAGTTGCATGGGATTATAGTACTGAGTATCGAGAGGTTCTGGTCAATGGAGTCCAGAAAATCATTGATGGTGACGAGGCAATTGGGCAAATCGAATTTGCAACCCTAACCATAGGTGAATACACGGGCTGTGGGGAGGCTGTTGACCAACACATAGACCTCATAATAGCGTCTACCGATTCATCCAGGGATCTATATGCGCTGAGAGACATCCACCGCTATAGCGCTGGCGAGATAGGCGACATTGACGGCATAGATGGCACTTACGGTATTGACGACTCCCTGCAGATCTGGATCGATTTCGTTGACGCCGATGGAAACCCTGTCAATGTTACCCTCTCTGATGGTGCTAACTCGACTATTGAGAGCTATGCCACAGCGGAGACCGGAGATGACGATCTTAAATTAAAATTTTCGGCGGCGGATTCAGCCAGTTCTCGGCATTACTTAGAGACGACTTCTGATGCTGGCTACAAAATCATCGCTGGTATGACGAGTGCAGACTTATCAATTACCTCAATCACAATCGGCGGTGACGATTCGATTGATGCTGATGTCTCCATTCCAGCAGGACACAATCTTAATGATAATGCTGCTATCGAAATTGATACGACCTCACCCACAGTAGCATCATTCACGCATTGCGATTACAAGACTGGCACGGCTGACAGCGGAAGTGGTACGACTCTTGTGGATGATGCCCTAACTCAAGCAGACGACTATTGGAACGACAGCGCTATTATCGTGGTGAAGGGTGGTGTTAGCTATTACGGAATTGTGACCGATTTCGTCGCAGCCACGGACACCCTAACCGTCACGATGTACCAAAGTGTGACGATAGACAACACCTGCACGTATAGGGTATTTGGTGCGGAGATCGCAGCGGAAACGACCTATGTTGAAGGTGAAACTTGCCATCTATGTGTGGCATCTGATGGGGATGAGTTGTATTTTAATGAAGGCCCAGTCAGTAACCTAAAAATTGGAACTGATTCAACTTACCCGGACAAAGAAGAGTTCGAGTATTTTGACGGACTGAGAACTCATACTCTAGTCTTCGCAAGGGTGATTCAAGAGGGTGACCGCGATTTAGACCTCCAGGCGGAAGGGGTCGCCGAGGATACGGGTTTTATCCACGGTACAACAAAGGTCATTGATCAAAGTTTGAATGAAATCGTCTACACCCTGGGGGCAGCCGATCCGTCAGGCGGAAATATTATTCTCGCTGCCCCTTTCAGTACGAATGCTCTTGTGTTTATTGATACAGCAGATCCGTCAGATTGGACTGGATATCCGATTGATGGGGATTATTTCAGACAATCTGAGGATTGCGACGATGGTACAGGATTTGATTGGTCTGCGTATGCAGAAACAACTGAATATGATGGAGAGGGACACCAGCTCACAGGAAACATCAAATGGAACGATGGTGATGGAGTAGGAGCTAACCGAGCACATACTAAGAACATTATCTACGGAAGCACGGTCGAATTGGGGAAGAACAGCATCAACGACACCTCAGTAGTGCCTAATGGTAGCACAGTCAAGATTCCTGCTGGACACACAGGAGTGTCGGTACGACATTTCACGATCTTGGGTGTGTTGGATGTCGATGAGACTACTGACAGCGGTGTAGGTAATGGGCTTAGGAATTCTATTATAGTGGACTGTGATCTTGCAAACGGGAAGACCTTATATCCTTATTACTGTATTTTCCAGGAAACAGAAGCAGCAATAGAGGGTGACGGTGGGACGGTTGATGATGCAGCAGCAGCTACCTGTACTTTTGAGGTAGCTAATGTGGCGAATTTGGTTAGTGCTGTAGACTACAGGCCACTAAGTACTAGCCTACTTGGTACAGGAGATGCTATAAGTACTGTGTATAGTGATTTGTATGATAGGTCAATGGACGACACAATAGGTGCAAGTGGTCATATAGAGCCCAAGGGTCGTCGTGCCTTCTTGAGTGGAAGGTGGTAGGAGGTTGTATGACAGAATGTCCAAATCCGGATTGTAGAGAGAGTCTTATTAAAGCTATGAACAGCGCTTGTAAGGAGTTGAGAACAGACATCTCAAGAAAGGTAAGTATGAAAGCTCTAATTAGTAGTTTAAGTGCGATAGTTGCAGTGGGAGCGGTTGTGGCGACTCTTACTTTTAGTGCGTATAGCAGAAGCCAGGAAGATAAGAGTAAAAAGATCGAGAATTGTGAGCAAATTACTAAGGTCTTAGACAAGAATGTGGCTGTGATGCAGCAGGACATAAGTTATATCAAGAGGCAGTTGGAAAAGCAGGGAGTTAAGCAGGAGAAGATTCTGGAGATTTTAAATAAACTAATGATGCAGCGAAGGACGGAGGGAAATAATCCATAGAAAGGGGTTGATTAATGTGTTAAGGTTTTTGTTTTTTGTCTTACTTAGTTTGTCCGTCGGCTGCTTAGGGCAGGAGAAGGCCCAACAGGTTGTGCAAGTTGTTGAAACTAACGAGTATAGTTATATGTGTGGAGTTGATCCTGCTGAGGTTATCAACACTTGGGAAGAGGTGCATAGAGAACCACTAATGGCACAAATGAGAATGGGACCTGTGATAATGTACGCACCAGTTGGAGAGGATGTATATTACAAGAATCCCAACAGTAATGCTAGGTTCCTGTACGCCAACGCCGTATTCGTCGGAACAGATGAAGGAAAAAAAGTACGTGGTTGTAGGTGTTTGGACTATGTAGATGTGATTTATATAGTGGATGACCAAATGCTAGTACAGAGGTATCCTTACAATGTCAGAGACCATTGCTTTGAATTGGGTGATATGGAGAAGTTTGAAGAGAGGGCTAGGAAGGATATGAAACGCATATTTGGTATTGATATTGAAGTTGTTCATCCTTCGACTTAGGATTAGTCATGAGTATCTACGGGTCAGCCATAGGTTATAAGAATCATAAAGTCCTCGGTAGAATGTTCCACGTTCCTTGGCATCCTAAACTGCTGGAGCTTCTAGTGTGGAGTACATTCGCCTTGCACACGGATCATGGGAATAATTTAGTTGTAACGTCTTCGTGGAGACCTACTAAGATTCACCCTGGCGACTCAGGTATTCATATAACCAATCCACTTAGGGCTTTTGATTTGAGGTCCCACAGACAAACAGAGGATGGAGAATATGTGAGTATCTTTGGAGTCTCACCTGAGGAAATAAGAGATGCCTTTAATCATTGTTGGAGATATGATCCACAGAGACCAGAGATGAGGGTTTGTGTGTTTCATGATACTGGTAGGGGGTATCATCTGCATCTACAGGTGCATCCTAGGAGCTTGTTGGTTAAATCTTTAACTTGTGAGGAGTTTATCAATGGCGAGACATAAGAGATTATTATATGGAGTGGCAGCTTTACTGATGCTGATTGGGTGTGCTTATAATATAGGGTACGTCAAGACTACCTATGACTTATTGGCAGTCTCCCAAACCAGCTACGAAACAGCCATAAGCACAGTTATTGACCTGCACAGACAGGGCAGGATTACAGATGGCCAAAAGGCAGAAGCATTCGACATAGGTAGACAGTTCGCTAATGCTCACAACGCAGCAGTAGAGGCGTTAGCTAAGTACGAGGAGTCCGGACATTTAGGTAGTGATGAACAGCTAGAGTTGCAAGTAGTTGCTGCATCTGAGGCTTTATCTACCTTGTTAAATCTGGTTAAACCTTATCTTTTAGAGAAGGAGGACTAAAATGGACCCTGCCTTAACACTTGCGTTAATTGAACTCTTGCTTGCTAAAGGGCCAGAGGTTTATATTAAAATCATCAAGAGTCTAGAAACCGACAACCCAACACCGGAACAAATTAGAGCCTTAAAGGTAAAGATGCCTGAGGCTTATGAAGGAGACTAAAATGCAGGAAATTAAATTTGGTGCCTATGCCCTGCCCGTGATACTGACAGTAATACTCGGTATAGTCTACAAGCTCGTTCCATTCTCTGACAAGTACAAAGCAGTACTCGCAGTGCTCGTTGGTATTGGGCTAGGGATTCTTTCTATCCCTTACAAAGGCATACCCTGGAACATAGTAACAATCGTAGACGCTTGTATCTACGGATTAATGGTTGGGGCTAGTGCGGTTGGTCTTTATGAGTTGCAGCGGACTGTTACCAACCCTAGAGTGTAGTACGAAGCAGTTCATTTTATGAACCGGTTAGTACTTTATTGGAGGATAGATAAGTGAACTTCAGAAAGATGAAGCTCAATTTGAAGAAGTTTTGTCCTGACCTCAGCGTCCCAGTGATTGCTGAGCGCATCAATGACCGTTATCAGGATATCATCAGGAAAGAGGATTGGGAGTTTCTTAGGGATAGCCTTACGCTTAGACTCTACGAACAGGTCACTAATGCTAGCACAGAGAGCTGCGCTGTTACTCAGGGAAGTACTACGGTCACTGGCTCTAGCACTACATGGAGCGATGATGATTTGATCGACACTGGGTGGATGTTTAGAGTAGGGTCTAATAAGCAGCCTTATATTGTGAGTAGTGTGACCGATAACACTACTATAGTCCTAGAAGCTGCTTACGCTGAAGATGATGCTACCTCGCAGGACTTCACGGCACAGAAGACCATGTACTCTATCTCTAATGCTAATGAGATACTGAGGATTAAGCATGATAATGACGTGACTGAGGTTTCTAGGTTGTATCTTGACAGGATTGATCCACAACGTGACAGTACTGGCGAACCTCAGCACTATGCTGTGTTCTCTAAGTCTAAGGCAACAGGGGTTATTACATTTGAGATATGGCCTATTCCTGATTCGGATTACACTGTGACTGTGGAGTTTAAGAAAACTGTGAGTGATTTGAGCTCCGATGATGATGAGCCTGTGTTTGATTCTCAAGTCCTGGAGGCAGGAGCTTTATGGGATTGCTACAGACTGACTTATGTAATTACTCAAAATCCTGCCTTTGTAGGTCTGGCTAGGGACGCTAGGAAGGACTACAATGATGCTATCAGGGACCTAGTGCTAGAGGATCTCCGTACAGCCTCATTGCCGAGGAGAGTCCTAGACGTTAGCGAGCCTAGGGTGTGGGATAATAATTACTGGACAAGACACGACGTGGACTAAGCTATGCAATTCAGTAAGATAAGGGACATAGTTAAGACTCAGCTAGAAGGTGAAGGGGTTTATCGTACTTCAACATTGTTGGGTACTATTATCAACCGTGGTTATGCACTAATCGCGGGGATGTCACTATACGACGTTCGTAGATTAGACGTTAATCTAGCTGGGACTAGAAACTTCGCTAGTCTCGGTGGAGCCAAGACATTATTAAGTAATGGTGGCTTTGAGACTGGTGACCTAACTAGTTGGGCCACACAAGGCACTACAGGGGCAGGCGACACAGCCGAGGCAAGTACTACATATGCAATCGGAGGTTCGTACTCACTAAAGTTGGTCTGTGGTGGTAATGTTGCATTCGGGAGGAAACAAACTTCCGTCCCTGTGACTGCAGGACTCACATATGTAATAGAGGGATACATATATGTGACGGCTTATACAACTGGTAAAGTGAATCTAGACGTGCAGGCGTATGATGACGCTGGTGACAATGTGCTGGATACCAGTGGGATTGAGTTACAGGCAACAAATGGTGGGTGGGTTAGATACACTGACGAGGCTACAATTCCAGCTAACACGACGGAGGTTTCTATTAGATGTTTCGGTGATGATACTCCAGAATTTACTGCTTACTTTGACAGTATTAAGTTTTATCAAAAGCAGCAGGGAATTATAGCACCTTTGTACATGTCTATGGAGGAAGCCAGCACTTCTGCTAACCTTAGGATACATCCTATTAGCCATGCTGAGAGCGAGTTTTATTCTACTGATTGGATAGGGACGAAGGCTGACCAAGGTATGTATTATGCAATATCTAGTCCATTCCATAACGCCTACGAATACATTAGTGTGTTGCCTGCTCCTTTGACCCACGATTCTACTCCTGACCATGAGATGAATATTACTAGCCTTTGTGCAGTGGAACCTGACAGTATGAGCAGCGATACAGACGAGCCTAGCTTGCCTAGACAGTTTCATGACATGTTGGTGAAATATGCGCTGTTTGAGTGTTATCTAGGTGAGCCTGGTAGGGCAGCGGATGCTGTTGCTCAATATAAGGAATTTGTAGACAGGATGGACCAATTCATAGCGTATCTGAAGGCAAGATTTCCTGAGGGCAGAGACTACGAGCCATTTCCACCGGAGTTTATATCTGACCTAATTACAAGAAAAAGGCAGGAGTCGGAATGAACGCAGACACATTAATAGACCATGTAGCAGATATTCTACAAGAGGACTTTACCTATAGTACGTTATGGACTAAGGCAGAGATCCTTGAGTATCTTAGGCTTATATTGAGGGAGTTCTCCCAGCGAACCCTTATTGTAGACAAGATGTCCTTACGAATAGCCAATTCCAGTGGGGAGTGTGAATTGCCTGATGATTTTCTCCAAACTTACTATGTAACGTTTGATGGAGCTCAGACAGACATAGTCACATTTGCAGATCTAGACCTAGTAGATAGTGACTGGTTAGATGCTGGTACGGGGACTGCTAAGGCGTGTACTGTGATAGGGGACGCGGATGATGCGTTGTTGAGGTTCGTGCCCGTTCCTAATTCATTGGCAGATGGACTAGAAGGGGGCTTCACGGAGCTTCAGATAGTCAGCGGTACTGCTGTGTATGATATAACGGTGGATGATGGTGAGCTAACGACGGGGTTGAACGCTACAGCTAGTCCGACAGGGGTGAGTACAGGATTCATTGTAAGGGAGCCAGATAATACTAGGTGGAGGTTCTTCATAGATGCTGCCTCTGGAGACTTGGACTCTGAGACTAGCTACGATACGACCTCTAATGCTGAGTACCTGTTTCCTGACTCCATAGATGGCATAGTCTATGGCTTGTATGCTAGTGCAGCAGGAGTTAGCGAGGTACAGGACTACACATTAGGATGTGGAATAAAAGCCTACGTGGATGACGTAGACACGGAGCAGGACTTCAACCAAGAAGTGGGTATTATTGTAGATGCTTATGTAGAGGACGTAGATACCTCCAGTACTGATATGTGTTTTGTGGATGGTCCTGTAGGATGTGTAGCTATATTCCAGTGATTATTCATGGAGTCCTGGCTATGTGTTATGCTAAAGACGGGGATGCAAGGGACAGTGATAAAGCTAGTTTGTTGTATGAGATATTCAAGACTGAGTGTGAGAGTATAAAGAGGATTTTTAATAGGAGATATTTGTGAGTATTCTCATTAGCGACTTCAAACAAGGTTGGCAGAATGCAGCTTCTCAGGCTAATATGAGGGGTGATGCTGTGTTCAAGATGGTCGATCTCAGCCTAGATGTAGTGGGTGATCTAACATGCAGACACCTACAGGAGGAGCACTCATTCTTCGCTGGTCAGACTATCACTAGTGCTATTAGTAATCTCTACAGAGTAGAAATCGAGGGGACAGGAGCTTATCTGATCTACTACACCTATGGTACTTATCTTTATAGGTATAAGTCAATAGATAACTCCAACACTCTGCTCAGCAGCGCTATGCAATCAGGCAAACACGTCTCATTTGCCTCCATGCGACCTAACTTAGCCACCAGAACCTACACCTACTATACTGATGGTGTGACTATGGCTTGTGATAATGGCACGTCTAATGTAACTTGGGGTATTGATGCACCCAGCGTGCCCCTCAGGGCTACCTCATTAGGGAGTGGTGGAAGTATAGCAGCAGGAAATTATACTTATGTTTATACCTTTTACGACGCCGATACTGGGATAGAGTCCGATCCATCTCCTGCCTCGGGAATTGTCACCTCTGCCGTAGCAGACGAAAGACCATTCCTGATAACTCTAGTGTGACAGATGACGACACCTTAGCCGACGCTGATCTAGACAGTGCTGTGAATGACGACCAAGGTACTCCGCCTACTGTAGATTGTGTTGCTTCTTATAAGAATCGCCTGTGGATGTGTGGGGACTCTAATTACCCATATCGCGTCTGGTACACTGAAAAGGATAAACCAGACAATGTGGCTAGTACTAATTATCTAGACCTAGAAAGATCATTCGGAAAGGTAGTTAACTTAGTAGTAATGCATGGGATTCTTTTCTTCATCCAGAGTGCAGGAGTGTCGAGACTCTATGGGGAAACTACTGAAGTATTCACACCTGGTGAGACAAACTCCCATGTAGGTGCTTATGGGAGATGGACTCCTGCCGTGGGACCGGACGGCATATACTTCCTTGGTAGCGATGGAGTTTATAAGTTCAACGGGCTTCAATCTACTAGGGTAAGTGATAGCATATCTAGGACATTCGGAAAGTTAAGTAGTACTTGGGTCGATGTAGTAAATTGGGATGGTGCTAAAGATGATGCTAGGGCTTGCTTTCTTAATGGGAAGTACTATCTACAGATTCCCCTGTCTAGCTCCTTAGGTACCACTGTGAACAGGCTTCTCGTACTTGATGTAATGCACACACCGACTAATCAAACTTGGGAGAGGCACGATATAGATACTGATTGTCTTCACTCTAATAAAGAGGATGGTGAGATTTATGGGTCTAGAGTTAGGTTAGGTGAGGACACGACTCCATTCTCCGTATACAAGATAGGCCACTCTACTAGGAATGCCGACGACACCCCTACTCCTGCCTTTGTATCCAGAGCCTACAGACTGGGTAAGCCTCTTAGTTGGGCAGAGAATAAGAAAGGACACATCACTAGTGTAGAGGAGCCTAGTCTGGATTTCATCAAAGAATACAGGATCGACGGGAAGGGAACTTGGAGTATTACCTTTTATGTGGATGGGGTTAATAGATATGCTAAGCAACACTCTGGCCTGGGGGAGTCAGACAGGACCACATGGCACAAGGTAGATCCCAAGATAAAAGGTGGTCAGTGTGTCATAGTCCTTGAAGCAGCAGGTACGAGGCAGCCAAGTACATGCAGTATAAGTGAGGTAGAAGTGAGATGACAGACTACGGACGAGGACCTTATCAAATCCCAACTGGTGGGTTGAGTAATGACTTGATAGTCATTGAGTGTAATAAGATATTCTCCATTATGGCGGATAGACTAGATAAAATGGAAGGCTTGAGAGGAGAGCCACACATTTATGACAGAATGGTTAGCGATGGAGATATAGTGCATATAAACTCTAATAAGGGTCTTGTCCTGTCCGATGGCACTAATTATTGGAGAGTTGGAGTAAACACTAGTGGGAGTTTGACTACCACTAGTCTAGGGAAGTATTACGAGTAGGAGGTTTAAGATGGCTTTTGACTTAGCTAAATGGGCTAATGTGGCAATAGGTGGCATTGGTCTGAGCGAGAGTTTGAAGGGAGGGCGTGAGGCTGGAAGAGCAGTAGAAAAGGCAGAGAGACGTTTGAGCAAAGTCTACAAACTAGATATGGTCAACAAGCGACAAATAGCTGCTAACCTTCAGGCTATTATGAGTGGAGACTACTCGTCCCTGGAGCCTGCCTTTAGAGCACTTGACACTAATGTAGAGGCACAACTTGAAGACACAATGGATCAGATCACTGAGGCTGAGCGCAAAGGTATGAGGATGATTAGTGACACTGCGACTGGAGCAGCTAAGCTACGTCTGTTGAAGGACCTAGCTGTAAAGACACAGGACCAAAGAGCGAAGGCTATTAGAGACGCTGCTAACTTGAAGTCTACCACCAGGGAGAATATGAAGAGCGAACTAACCCAGTATGCCAGAGGTACTTTACCTACTATCTTCAGCCAGGGCGCTCAGCTACAGGTGCCTAGTCAGAATGTCGAACTAGGACTTAATGCTATGATGTCTAATGCTCAAAATGCTCAGGCACAAATGAAGTACCTTATGGATATTCTAAATCCTCCGAAGACTAGTCCTAGTGTGGTGATAAATACACCTTCTGGTACTTATCGACCCACTACTACTACAAGAGAGGGTTTGGTGAGTGAGCAGGATGAGAAGGATTACTACGATATGTGGGAGGATTGGGGATGAGCTTAGCAGGTTCAATTAGTATACCTGGGGCTATGGCAACTGGTGCTTTGCAAAGTGCCAGTGAGACTGGTAGTAAGGAGACTAAGCTGGAGACGGAGAAAGACAAGCTGATTCTTAGTACCTTCGTTAACCTCAGTAAGCAGGGATGGAGACTTGCACCTAAGGGGAAGGGGAGTCCTACAGGAGAGGGCATCCATCTGAGGGGAGTTGGTCTGATGATTCCTCCTAGAGAGGAGGTTAGTTGGGCTGATGAACTTAGGAAGAAGAGGATAGACTACCTTCAGCATCAGATGGATCAGCCTACTAAGAAGAACGTGTCTGCTATAAAGGTGCTAAAGAACGGGAAAGTCTACCATGCACTCATGGACAGGGACACTCAGGCCGTTCATGTGACCAATGAGGAAGCGCCTACTCCAAGTAGTGAAGAAAACATCTACATGCACGATCCTACTATGGGGGATTGGACTCCTGTCCCGATGAGTAAGGTTCCAGAGTTCTTGAAACGTGATTGGAAGTTTGGCAGGACTAAGACCGAACGTTACCCAAGCCACGGTGAGCGTATGATGCCTAGCAAAGTAGCAATGGCTGTGGCTGATAGACAACTAGCATCGCCAGATAAGAGATTAACTCCATACGATCTAAGAAACTTCAATACTATGGGTGCCTCTGAGCGGACTGCCGTACCATTCAAAATAATAGAGCACGAGTTTGAGCGCACAGGGGCAGTAGATAAAATACTCAAGGGAGTAGGACTAGAAGGCAGGAAGGTTTACGTCTACGAGTTAAGAGTAGGTGACACTAAGATGGGTCCCTTAGAAGCAGCTAAATTGCTAGAACATGTCTATGGTATGTCCCCTACAGATGCTATGGCCTTGGCTGTGACTAAGTTTGGAAAAATACGAGCTGAAGATGTGAAGGGCCTTGGTCCTCCACCGAAGCCTGCTACTGGGAGTAAAGGAGTCTACCCGTGGCCAGCATACCAGGAGGCTCTAAAGTTGAAATCTAAGGCTGAGGTGGACGCTGAGATAACAGCACTAGGTTGGATCGTGCCTGAGGCCCCGCAGGAGTAGTTGAATGGCTGATATAGACTATGAAGCATTAGCAAGAAAGCGTACTGAACCTGCCCAGGTTGACTATGAAGAGTTAGCTAGGAGGCATGGAGAAGTTGCTAGACGTCTAGCTGAGGAGCCTATACCTGATAAGCCCTTCAGTGTGGCTGAGTGGACAGGACGTCAAGTACGTGGCATGAGGGCTCCTTTTTATGGTGCTGCTCATGGGACTAAGCGATGGATGGATGAGTTTCAGAAAGCTGCTGACGTAGTAGGACAGTACACAGGTATGGAACCACAGATGGCATTTGAGTGGTTGAGCAAGACATTCGGTCCTCCATCGGACTACCAGCCTGAGGGTTTTTGGGAAGAAGTTTCTTTCGGTCTCACTGATGGATTCGCGGACCTAATTCCACTAATGGCTATGAAGACCCACCCTAGTATATCATTGGGTGCAGTAGGTGGTTTTCATGGCGGAATGCAAGAAGGCATGCCAGGTTTTCTAAAAGGCACTGGGATGGGTGCTGCTATGGGACCTATCTTTAAGTTCGGGAAGTACGCCAGACGTGCGTTTTACGCTCCTGGTGTCGGATCGCTGTTCGCTGCTCAGTCGTTGGCAGAGGACCCTACAGACGTAAGGGGTGCTGCAAGGAACTTTGCTATAGGTTTTATTTATACACTAGGACAGGGCAAGACAGCTAAGGAGGCTAGACAGCTAAAGGACCTAGCCCAGTTTGAGGACTTTATGCTTAAACTCAGGCAGAAGGGGTTAAGTTATAAGGATGTAGTGTTCCCTGATTTGAAGAAAGGAATGAGAGTCTTCGCTAAGGGTGAAGCAGGGATTGTTTCACACATAGATAAGTCTGGTGATGTATGGGTGAAGGTAGATTCTAAGCCTAATCAGACTAGTAGATTCGCCTATCATGACGTCATGCCTCAGGCCGTAGAAGTACAAAATCCAACTGTAGGTGAGATTTATAAATCAATAGCAGAGGACTACAAGGCAAGACATCCTAATCTAAGCAAGAATGCCATACTCAGGATCGACGCAGCATTGAAGGTGCAGGGGTCTGGAGGCAGTAAAGTAAACACTGGTCGAACTGTGCTGGAGTTAAACATAATCCGCGATATGAAGGACCCAGAGTTGCGTACATTTTGGCCTTATGTTAGAAAGCAATTACTTACGTCTAACAGACAGATAGCAGAAATGGGTCCTGATGCGGTTAACTTGTTCTACTGGCCAATGAAAATAGCAGAACACAGGGCTATGCTACATTTAGACATTCTTAATCGGAGAGTTACTGATATCTTTAAGGGTTTGCCTTTAGGTGCGTCGGAGAGGATTGCGGAGTTTGCTTACGCTAGACAGGTTAATGGTCGAAGGCTTTTGCTGAAGGCAGGACGTAGCAAGAAATACATTCGTGACCTCCTCAATAGTTTCGCCACTAAACGTCCTGCCGAGCACAACGCTTATTTAGCATTAAGGGAAATACTAGAAAGCCAGTATACACAAATCAATGATGCACGTGCGATGGCAGGACTTAAACCTATGCCTAAAGTAAAGAACTACTTCACGTTTGCACAGGCTGCTAATTATATGCAGACCTTCGGACTGGGCTACGTAGGCATAGAGCCAGGGCAGGTGCAGAAGGCTATGGACCAATTCGTCCGTCCTAGAGCTACACATGCACCGTTCTTGGAACCCAGAACACAAGCTAGATATAAACCTCTCATTGATGCTAAGGAACTAATCAGGAGGTATTTAAGGTACTCTACGCGTCATATACATATGACCCCTACTATTTCCCACCTCAGAGACTTACTCCAGCCTTGGCAAGTTGGGTGGCAGATGAAGAAGGACGGGAATTTTAAGGTAGACGCAGATGGAAAGCGGATACCTAAGATATACGACCCACAGAAAAGGATGCCAGGGAACTATGCCATGTTACAGGACTGGTTGAACTACGCTGCGGGGATGCCTGAGGGTACTGATAAGATTTGGGGACCGGAAGTTACAAATAAGCTCAAGAGAATGAATAGTCACTTTGGCTACGCGTTGCTCAGCTTCAATGTTAGGTCAGCTTTTATTCAACCGTCTGCTATTAGGAACTCCGTAGTAGAAATAGGTCCAGTAAATACCTTAAAGGGCATAATGAGTTTACTCGATCCAGGACTGAAGAACAGAGCTATGGGGAAGTCTCGTGTATTGATGGGTAGGGCGCAAGAGTTGTTCACTAAGGAAGTATACGCCGGAATGAAACAAGGGCAGTACTTTTACCCCTTCGCTGAATGGATTGGAAGAAAAGGCATGAAGCCACTTCAAACGCTTGATTTCTACACTGCATTAGCTACGTGGGAGGGTGCTTATAGGAAAGCTAAAGGAATGAAGGTAGGTGAGGAGCAAGCCATTAGATTCGCTGATGATGTCGTAAATAGAACGCAAGCCAGCAGTTCACCCCTAGACATCTCTCCTGCTCAACGTACTGCGTTCGGTAGATCACTCACGATGTTTCAGACCTTTGTCATTAACGATGCTAATTTCTTTTTCCATGATATCCTGGGAAAGAGAGTGCCTAAGTCTAAGGCTCAAAGAGCCAGTCAAATGGCTAAGTACTTTGTGACCACCGCTCTAGTCAATATGTTCTACGAAGACGCAATGGGTATGACCTCACCATTCGGTGCACCAATAAGGAAGTTTAAGGAGAGACTAGAGGAAGGACTTAGTTGGAGGTGGGCACTATTGTCCGCAATGGGTGAGTGTGCGGAGCTTATGCCATTTCCTGCCTCCTCATTTAGATATGGTACGTCAGTCGCAGGTCCTACTGTAGACCAAGCCACAGACTTTATTAACTGGTATCAAGCTAAGAGTGGAGGGAGGAAGGTTCCTGCCCGTGATGTCTTACAGGTGGTCGGTACGTTTATAGGTGTCCCTGGTATCAGACAGGCTGCTAAGATGAAGCGTGCGTATTCACGCGGTGGTAATGTAGCAGACATTGGACTAGGTAGGTATATAGAACCAATAAGGCGTCCTCCGTTTCCTCCCAGGTTCCCAGGACTTTCAATTACACAAGATTAATATATAGTAGAAAATCAAAAACGCTATACTTAGAATAGCTCCTATTATCGCTTTTATGTTCCTCATTATGTAGTCCCATCCACATCAATCATCCTATACATTATCTCTATCCTGCCTCCCTTAGCCCGTTGGTTAGTCACCTCTATTATCCCCCTGCCGTGTAGGTTTGTAGTTATTCTATCTAGTACTACATAGTCGAACTTATGGTAGTTTTTCCTCAACAGCTCTGCTCTGCTAATCTGCATCCCTGGTGATGTACTTATCTGTGCTGTGACTAGGTCTTGATATCTCAAGGCAGGATCTTCTACTATTCCTGCAAAGGCATCTCCCATTTTTTGCTCTACGTCTGCTAGTGTTTTCCACGCTGCGTTCATGTCATCTACGGTTATCTCTAGTGCATTTTTGGTGGCTAGACTAAGGAGCATGGCTACTTTTAGGACCGTGTCTCGTTTTCTAGAATAATAACCTCTGAGTCTTTCATCGGTGCATTCCTTCATCCTGTCCTCATACCACACCCTATAGATCATCTTAGCATCGTCGTCTATGACGAAGTTACCTACTAGGTTGCCTATTATTTGGAGGTCATGAATCAGGCGGGGTTTCATATCCAGGACATGTTGAGGAATGTCATCCTCAGGAAATGGGCATGATCTAGTCGAGCCAGCATTGTAGACGTAGATGAATCTACCAGTAAATCCACCGTAGACATCTTCAGCACTAGTCCCCATAGTGAGCCACTCAGGAGTAGAGCAAGCCAGGACGTTGATACATATTTCCTTATACTTGTAGTAATCACCATCCTTAATCTGTGTCTTAGTTCTATACTCCCTATAGGACGGACAGGTGTAGAAAGAAGTGAGTATAGTAACTAGCTCACCCTTGTTCATGTCAGTCATGAAGTTCTTCATCTCTGGTGCATATAGAGTAAAACAGGCAGACCCTACCTTGTTAGTGAGCTGTTGCATTAGCTCTAGGACATAAAAAGAAGTAGCCCTCTCCTGCACGACTTCAAGTTTTTGATTCAGCTTTAGCTCTGTTAGTATCTCGACACTAATGTCTGCTGCTGTGGTCTTGCCATCTCCGGTGGGGCCAATTATTCCCACATAAAGATTAGGAAACAACTTCCATTGTTTTCTATCTAGCCATACATTGCGTCTAACTACTGAGGCTATCGTGCTGAGGGCTATCCATGTATGAAACTTTCCACATGCTTCTTGATATTGGGTATATTCTCTGTATGCTTCTATCCAGTTGGCAAACTCACGCTTTGTCGTTAGTAAAGGCATACTCTAAAACGCAGCTCCAGTTCATCGTCTTGTCCTTTCAATTATGAAACACACCAATAACAATACTACACTCCACCACACCAATGGGCAGTCTAGCCAGTGTTGAATAACTCCGAACTCGGGGCACTGCAATAGAGCTTCCATCCGTCTTCCTCCTCCATGGCTATAGTGTAACCACATGGGCAGCACACAGAACCACCCTTCTCTAGTATGAAGTCACGATTGCAAAACGGACATCTCTCCTCTAAGATGATGGCCGTGTCAGGTGGTGGTTTGATGAGGGGTTTTCTTGGTGGTGGTTTAAGTTGTCCGTGGGGCATTTTAGTCTCCTCTCGATTAGGGTTATTAGGCATACTGCTAGGTATGATAGACCAACTAGTGTTAGTCCTATACTCAATGCTAAAATATGTAGAATCCTATATATCAATGACCGTACCAATTCTCTTTAGTCTTGCCTATATCTACAGGGATTGTAAGCATGTCTCCTTCAACCTCATGTTCTCTTAAAGTCTCCAAATGCAGTTTAATCAGCTCACTCAACTCTTCTACTAGCTCTGGAGGTGTGCTGATAAGAATACTATCATGCACCTGTGTAGCTATATAGACCTCATCGGGCTTACATAACCACAACCCTAATGTACCCAGGTTGATTGTGTCGACAACAGTTGATTGAGGTATTTGAGCATAACCTGACCTAAATGCTTCGTCATCGAGGCGTCCAGTGAAAACTCGTATTCTACCATAAGGGGTGACGAGACGTCTTGTGTCATTAAGTTTATTTTGAACTTCCAAGTGATACCTTTTGAGGGTGGGGACGACCCTATGATAGTGTTCTCTAAATTCTCTAGCGTCCTTGACAGGCTTCCCAATGACTGTCGCAAACTTTTGTTCCCCCATGTCATAATTAGAGTTTCCAGTTATAGAAATGCGTCCCTTGCGTCGTATTAAAAAGTATCCTGTATTGGTTGTTGGGCAAAATATTTTGTCAGATGTTCGTGTCTTGCCTGTAACCATCTCAGTTAAGTCTCCTAGTGGGTAATTAGAGATGCTTACTGTAAATAGGTCTTTAGTTCTTTGTTCTTCCCAATAGTTCTGTCTGCGTGCTATTATTCCACGCTTGTTCGTTAAGTGTGCAAGAGTCGATACAAACTCTGCATTTTGTAGGGATGTTGTGTAATATTGCCACGAGTCCTCTGAATTCTGTCTTCCGTCCCAAAAACTTAGTTCCTCCAAGAACGCGGTTGCGGAGACATGACTAGTGTCGTGCAGTAACTTCCATTGGAACTGTTTTCTTTTATCTAAATAACTCATTAGTCTCTTAGTTTTTGGTTGAGGTGGTATGTAGAAAGACTTTGCGCTCTTTCGATTATGTTTATAGGGATAGGTAGTATAGTCTACTCCTAATGCGTTTAGTATTTGTACTAGCCTAATTATCTTTCTATCCTTCACAAAATTGGCTTCTATCGCGCCGTAGGGTCTAACACTACAGTCAGCCTGAACGGCAACTAGTAATCTAGCATCCCAGGAACTAATCACGCCTGTGCCTTGAAATGTTCCACTTAGTGGTAGTTTGTAGGAATTACGTCTATGGGAGAATTGTGCAGCCAATATGTCTCTTGTAGGGCCGTGGACTTCTTTTCTCTGTCTACCGTATTTTACTTGCCAGTGTGGCATTTTGTGTGCTGGACTAAGGCACTGGTTAAAATATCCTTGTGTTAATTGCACCATAGGTCCATCATAATTAAACGAGCGTAGTATAATAGGCTTATTGAATGTGATGTTCCAGGTCTTAGCGTCCCATTGTGCTATCTTCCGACCTTGTGATTGCCCTATTGGTAGCCACCCATTTGGTGTAAGTACTTCAGTCAGGTCATCCACACATCCGTGCACACACCGTTTGCTAGTGAGATATTCTTCATCTGTGAGTTTGTCTCCTGGTTTTCCATATATCCATTCTCCTACTATTTTGTGTATTTTCTCCCCACCTAGCATACGTTTCTTTAGTTCTTCGTTCCGCATAAGGAATGCCATTTCTAGTGCTTCAGCTTGGGAGAGGTCAGGCTCTAGAAAGACATGACCTTTCTCAGGGAGGTACATTTGTCTAAACTTCTTAGGTTGGTTCTGGAGATTAGTACCCTCTCCCTTGTGGTTTGCCTTAGATGTCAGGCGTCCAGTTATGGTTGTGCCGAACCCAGTACGCATGCGTCCATCGGCACTAAGGGGAGCTGTAAGGTAGGTGCCTAGGTCTTTAGATTTTAGCACTCTAGTGCATAAGATTTGCTTTAGCAGCTCTCGGTGCTTAGGATTACGAGCGATCATGGCTTCTAGGACTTCTTCCTTTACGGTGTAGTTTCCTTTAGCAGTGCGCCTGACTTTGATTTTGAGCTTTTCTTCTATGTACTTTCCTACTTGGGGTGAGGAATTAGGGTTGAGAGGCTCGCCTGCCATTTTTTCTAATATCTCTAGGGCAACTGGAAGCTCTTCATCCCGCACGAAGTCCTGCCACTCCTCCCTGAGCTTGAGATCAACCCTTAGTCCTCTATGTTCCATCTCAAACAATACACGTCTGAAAGGCATGACGTAGCCAGTGAAGAAGTCATACAAGCCGTACTCTTCTAGGTCTTTTTTTAGTTTTATATACACTCTATGAGTAGCTATAACGTCCTTAGCATTGTATCCCCACAGTGCCTCGTCATGGGGGATTGATTTAGCTTCCCAGTCTTTATTCTCGTCCTTATGGTAGGGTAGGTCGGTGTAGACAGAGGTGAGAAAGCCTAAGTCATGCTTAGCGTCTACGTGGATGAGTGAATGAGCGTACATAGTGTCAAACAGTGGCTCGGCAGGGAAGCCAAATAGAGGTTGAAGAAAGTGCATGTCGTAGTGCATATTTTGGCCTATCTTCACAAGTCCTGCCTTCCCATACACCTCCCTCATGGCATGACATAACATAATCTGCTCAGGCTCGGACCATCTATTCTTCAACCCCTTATATCTGAATGGGATGCTGATGCAATTATTCTCATCCTTAGTCCACCCTATGCAGGTTATCTTCTCCGCACCTACTGTCTCTATGTCGAAGCAAGTATGGGTTGAGTTAAGATATATGTCACTTAGATAGTCTAAGGCTTCAGTAAGGGATGGGTCTATAAGGGGGATAAATGAGGGCTCTGGTTCTCTGAATCCATACCCAACCTGGGCGAATTGTTTTATGTCATTCCTCACATAAGGGTAGTATTTCATCTGTCCCCTCTGTAGGTAGGAGGGGTGGAATGTAGGCACGACCATACAATCCACCCCTTCAAGTACACAGTCGAGCAACGATCCACGCCACTTTGTTATACCTGTCTTGCCTGTGATGGCTTGCATTGCGATTGCGCCCGTCGCTAAGATGGCACTGGGCTGGACCTTTTGTAGCTCGGCTGTGAGCAACGGCAGGAAGTCTTCTATAGACAACCCGACGCTGTTTAGATAGGCTTCCTTGTCTGTGACTGAAGGGATATAGACTTTGACTACGTTAGTGATGTGCATTGAGGCACGGATTAGATTACTCTCGTTGAGGAGTTTATTAAGGAGATGTCCCGCTGCACCTACGAAGTACTTGTCTAGGATGCCTGGGTCGTTTATGGCAGCTAGTTCGTCCTTGCCGAGGGACTCTCCTACTACGCAGAGAATGCGGGGCTCAACTTGCTTGGGCCATGCAATAGGTTGGTTGTTGTGGTTGCATTTGGCTGATAGTTTTATGCGCTCTAGTTCGTAGTTCATTTCTTGTCCC